CCCCAATCGGGTGAGATGTCTCAACCGGATGCAGATCTTACTCCAAATGAGTCCGCTCCTATGAAGTTAGAACCCACTGAAACAATGGGACCCACTTTAACTTGCGATGATCACACATTAGATGTGTTCTTCGGAGATCCTGTCACATCCTTTAGGCAATGCCTTAAGAGATACAACTATTTGCATTCTTTGCAATTTAGTGCAGAGACAGGATATTGTCGCTGGGTTTTAAGTAATTTCCCAATGTATAGGGGTTATGCTTCTGGGGCGGAGCATCAAGCAGCAACACCGTCAGACCCAACTCCCTACAACTATGCAAAGATGACGTTATTAAATTATGTGACGCCAGCTTATACATGCCGGAGAGGGGGAATTCGGTGGAAGTACATGTACAATGGAAGCATCGCTCGCGGTTCCGATACTATCGGATACATGGGTGTCGAGCGAGATCCTTCTACTGGTAATGTGTATGGACAATCAACAGTCACTCCCATTGGGATTGGGAGTGGATCACTCTCGGAAAGAATAGCGGTAGAATTGTCAACTGCCGGTTCAGGATGGCCAGGGTCACATGTGACCCCCATCCAACAGAATGCGGCACTTGAAGTTGAGCTGCCTTTCTATTCTGAGGAACGTTTCATTCCTGGGAAGAAGGGGAATGTAACTGGTACGGGCACCAGAAATTTCTTTCATGATTTGACATGTTACATCGATGGCACTACTGCTGATGTCGCATCGATTCGAGCATATGTGAGTACCGGTGAAGATTATACCTTAGGGTTCTTCACAGGTGCACCAGTTGCGTACTTGCAGGGCGATCCTGCCGCAAGTGCACTTTAAATCCATCCGGTGACCGGATGGTAGGAATGCAATTTTACAATTGAGTAATCTAATGCTATATCCTTCGAGCTGAACGCTCTAGAAAACTATGACCTTGGTTTTCAACCCATGTGGAGCGTTCATCGCTCTTCATGGGAACAATTTTCCCAAGGTTACAAGTTTCTACAGTTGTACTGCTCGAGAATTCTCGAGAGAGAACGGTCTACTAAAGGTTTTAACATCTTTTATCCTAGCCCATTCCGTTCTCAAGGTCACTAGCGC